AATTTGACCAATTGTTTGATTAACAACCTCATGCATTCTAGCTGAGTTATCACCATTATCAATCTGTCTTAATTGTGAAAGAAAGTTCTTACGAGTCATTTTAGACAAGAATATAGACTCAGCATAAACTAAGGCATCTTCTCTCATTTTTGTTTTAATATATGAATGTTCTTTTAATTGAGGAACATCACTTAAATATAAATCTACTAGTGATTCCAATACCTGCATAGATTGTTGAGCAGCAACTGTCATATCTGAATCATAATCATATATTTCTATCTCTCCTAAATCTGGCAAATCCTCAGGCTTAGCAAGGTGTTTAGATATATCGAACTCACCATTTTCGGACTGAATCTGATCAAACTCATCCTGTAGTCTATTTCTTTCATTTTCTGTTTTTGACATAGAACCGCGGTTTTTTACAATATATATTAAAAAGAAATAGTTCCTTAAATGGCTGTTGAACAAAAAGAAAGACAAATGGTATTCACAACTAAGTTAGTTGATGAAGCAACTGATAGAATAAATGATGGAGTCTCACTAAAAAGGTATGAGAATCCATGGCTAAAGAGCGAAGTTGGTCTAAAAAGGTCAGGTATAGCCTTTAAAATGACATCGGATGAACAATCAGAGTATGTTAAGTGTGCTCTAGATGTTCACTATTTTACCGAAAAATACTGCAAAACCAAAAGGGAAGATGGTAGCATAGGTCATATAACTTTAAGAGATTATCAAAAAGAAATACTTGATAATTTTGTTAATAGTAGATTTAATATCTTAATGGCTTCTAGACAAGTAGGTAAGACTATATCGGCGTCCATATTTATGCTACACTCTATTCTATTTAATAATGATAAGAATATAATGATTGTTGCGAATAAAGGAGATACATCAGTTGAGATAGTAGATAAGATAAAATCCATATACTCACTTCTGCCATTCTTTCTAAAACCTGGTATAAAAATTTGGAATCAGAAGTCTTTAACATTTGATAATGGATGTAGAATTAAAACATCAGCTAGAACAAAGACTCCAGCTATTGGTTTTACTATTGATGTGCTTTATTTAGATGAGTTTGCACATATTCCATCAAATATCATTGAACCATACTATACGGCTGCGTTTCCGGTAACATCAGCCGTTCAAAATTCAAAGATTATTATAACATCTACTCCAAATGGTATGAATTTATTTCATAGATTATTAACAGATGCGGAAAGACCTGAGGGTGATCCACAAAAGAATAACTATAAAGCTATGAGGGTTTATTGGTATCAAGTACCTGGTAGATTTGTGACATATATTAGACTAAATGCTCATAAATTACATGAATACGGAGTTACCAAAGAAGATATATTTAAATTAATATCAGATACTTGGTCAGATGTTACAAAAGTAGAGATGAAGTATATCTTAGATAATATGAAAGATGTTATCTATGTTTATAATAATGACAAGTGTTCTGATGAGGATGTTAAATCTATGACATTCATTGATAAAAAAGGACATGAGGTACCAATAAGAGCCATCTCGGAGATGACTACTTGGAAAGAGGAAGCGGTAAAAGATATTGGTGGTGAAGATGCGTTCAATCAAGAATATGGTCTAAGATTTATTAACTCAAGTAAATCATTATTAAATGAAAGTATAATTGAGGAGTTGTTAAAGGGTAAGAGGAATTATGTATTTGAACCAATAACAGAATTTGACCAAAAGTTGAAATTTAGTTACGAAGGACTTAAATGGATAGATGATGATAATGTATTTTTACCTCTCAAAAGAAAAGAGTATAAGATTGTTATGTCAGTGGATATATCAGAAGGACTAGGCCAGGATTATTCTATTATAAATATATTCAGAGTATCTGAAAAGCCTATTGATTTAATTGAGGTTCAAAAGCCGTCATATAAGTCAATAACTGATTTCTTTAGATTAGAACAAATTGGATTATTTAGAAGTAATTTAATATCTGTTAAGCAGCTAGCTGAGTTACTTTATATGTTAGTTTTTGAATATCTTAATCCTGAGAATATTAAAGTTGTGGTAGAGTTAAATAACTATGGTAATACTCTTTTTGCTGAGTTACCACATGTATTTGATGGTAATAATGACTACGGGTCATCAGTATTTGTTAGATATAAACATAGAGCTGATTCAACTGAAGAGAAAGTTGGATTAAAAGTTGGAGAGAATAAGAATATGATGGTTAAAGATTATCAAGACCTTATGCAAAGTAGAGGATTTATAATATCCAACGAAGATAATATTAGAGAGATAACAACATTTGTTAAACACACTACATCAGCTGGTAATACTAGATATGCTGCAGATGTTGGACACGATGATACAGTTATGACTATTGTAAACTCAACATCAATATTCGCCAAAAATGAGTTCAAAGAAATGGTTGAAGAGTGGGGTAATAATTTTTCAGATAAAGAATTTATGAATTATGTAAATCAGTGTTTGAAAAATTTAGACTTTGTTCAATCTGTAGACTACAGTCAAGTTTTAAGAATAAGAAAACAAAAAATGAACAAATATAAGAATACTGATAGTGGAATAAATTGGTTTGGTACTAATAAAAATTAAAAACCCTCAATTTGAGGGTTTTCTTTTAGTTATTTACTTCCATAGTAACTGATAATCCAGCACTTTGAAGTTTATTTTTCATTTCAGAGATTGTTTCAAGGTCACCATATTTAACATCACACTTACCGTTAAAGTGTACGATGTGAGCACATTGTGAAGCTTGCTCATTGTCATGTTTACAAACTTTAATTAAACAAGTAATAACCCAATCGAAGGTTGAAAAGTCATCATTGTGAAGTATGAGTCTATATGGTTTACTTAATATCTCTTCTACTTTTGATTGTGTTTTCTTTTTTGTAATTGTTGCCATATTTTTTTATCAATTTTTAGTATATATTATATTTATTTATTTTCAAATGTTTTAGTTTCCTTGTTAACCACGTCTACAATAGTAACATCAAATGGTTGCTCGGTTACCCATTGTTCAAATTTAACAAGATGTTCTTGTCGATCATCATACATGACCATTTCAGTAGCTCCAACTTCCTTAATCAAAGTTTCAAATAGTTTTGTTTTGAATCTAAATGTATCACCTCCAGTATTTAAATAGACACTATCAAAAGAAAGATTATTTTTAATTAAAATAGATTCTACTCTATTTCTCATATTAGCCGCTTTGTCTAATCTACCAGTAGCTAAGATAACATAAGCTTCATCATCAGCGATTGCTTCTAAATATTTTTTATAAACCCAGTCATTGACAGGTATATCAAATATATCAGTATCTAAACTTTCTTCTTTACCCCACCAACCTCTATATGGCCAAACAGTTCCGGTTTTTTCTAACCATATCTTTTCACCTTGTAAAGGTTCAGGTGTATGACACAGAGTACCATCAAAGTCAAAACAAATTAGTTTTTTATACATTATATTTTATTATTTTAGAATTACAAATATATATATAATATACCGAAGTCGGATATTATTTTTTATATATACCTAAAAATTATCAAAATTTATGAAGTTTAACATTAAAAACACAATAATATTAGTATTATTAATTGTTGCGATATTCTTTGGATATAGATGGTTTATTGGTGGAGATAGTGCATCAAAAGAAAGAGTTAAGCAACTTGAAAAAGAATTTACTGAATTAGAGAATAAGAAAAAACTGGTTGATTTAGAAATAAACAAATGGAAATGTAAATTCGACACTCTTCAAAAAGAAGGAGATAGACTTAAACAAGAAAATATTAAATTAGAAGCTGAAACAAAGAAGGCAGAGACTGAGGCTAATAAATCTAAATCTAATTTAGATAAGTTGAGACATGAGATGGAAGAAACCAAACATAAAATTGAACAACTAGAGAAGAATCCTATAAAAAGAACAGGAGATGATCTTTTACAATCTTTAAAAAATAAAACTAAATAATATGAAAAGATTTTTAATATTTTTATTAACATTAGTAAGTATTAATGTTTATTCACAAATAGACTATCCAAGATATGAAGTAGATTCTCTTGGACAAAAAGTTATTGTTATGACCATTGAACAAGCACAATCTTTGGATAATAACTCAGAGATGTTATCATTATTTGAAAAGCTAAATAGTCAAATTGGTAGTTATGATTCAGTTTGTGTAAAAGTAATAAATGACAAAGATGTAGTTATATCTTCTCAAAAATTACAAATATCTAAATTAAAGGAATCTTTAAACAATAAAGATGAACAAATAACTGCTTTACAAAGTGAAATTAAACAACATGAAGTAAAAGAAAAGATTCTACAAGACCAAGTTGATAATAGACAAGAGGTTATTGGCGAAAAAGACAAACAAATTAAGAAAATGAAACTTAAAATGATACTAGGTGGTGGAGTAGGAGCAGCTATAATAGGTGGTCTTTTATTTGTTATTTTATTAGTACCATAAAGTGAAAAAAATGAGTTTTTAATCTTAATATATAAACTATAAAAAATAAATTGTAAAATGAAGCATATTAGAACATTTGAAAACTATCGTACTAAGAGTAAGAGAGAAGAGATTATTAAAGAGTCTGTTTTCCAGGTAAACGATATCTACAAGGTAAAAACTATGATTGATATTCCTCAATCTTTAATTAATGCTTATGTAAAAAAAGTGAAAGACACAACTGGTAAAAATTTACGTCAGTTTTTTGGTGATGTTGACATCGCTGAAGAAATTGTTAAGTATATAAATATGAACAACTTAGATGTTGAAAAAATCCCTGGTGGTGCATTAATGGGTGGTCAAGCACAAGCTCAATCAACTCAAGTACAACCGGAGGCTCAAACACAACCTCAAGCTCAAACAGAAGTTCAACCTCAGGCACAAGTAGAAGCTCAACCTCAGGCACAAGTAGAAGCTCAACCTCAGGCACAAGTAGAAGCTCAACCTCAAGCTCAAGTTCAAACAGAAGCTCAACCTCAAGCACAAGCTCAAGGTGAAGAGTTTGAAGAACCTCAAGCACAAGCTCAAGAAGGAGCTCAAGAAGAAGAAGAGAAAGAAGAAACTGAAGAAGAAACTGAAGAAGGTGGTGAAGAATTACCAGCTTAATCTTAAATAATTATAAAATATTTAAAACCCATCAAATTTGATGGGTTTTTTATTTAATATATAGTTAATGAGATATTTAAAATTATTTGAAAGTTTTCAAGAGGTTGATAATCCACACGGTGGTGAGTTTAACTATGGTAAATTAACTGAATCAGATATTACCAAAGTTAAAGTCTTTATAGAAGACTTAAAAATATACACTAAAGAAAATAATATTAAATTAATTTTATCACCTGAAAAAGGAGTTCAATTTTCAGAAGGTGGTATACTATGTAATGGATACTTTGATGATATTACTAGCACTTTAGCTTGCGCTCTTGGAAAAGATGTATCACAATGGTTAGTTATATTACTACATGAATCTTGTCATATGGATCAATGGGTTGAAAAAGTCCCAGAATGGACTGAAAATGTTGGAATGGATAATATAGAAAAATGGTTAAATGGTGATGATAGTGTTAATATGAATAATATTGACAATGAAATTAGAACATCTATAATAGTTGAAGTAGATTGTGAAAAGAGAACTGTGGAAAAGATTAAAAAATATGAATTAGATTCAATTATAAATATTGATGAATATATTCAAAAGTCAAATGCTTATGTTCTGTTCTACTTATGGATGAGAAAGAATAGAAAATGGTATACTATTGGTAAAGAACCATATAATATACCAGATGTTGTTGATATTATGCCAAAAACATTTGATATAGATTACACAATCTTAGATTCCAATATTGAAAAAACATATGATGCTTATTTATAATGAAATATATTAAAACATTTGAAAGTTATAATAGTGAAACATTAATTATAGTTGATGTCCAGCGCTCTTTCAGAAAATACTTCTCTGAGATGTATCTTAATGAGTTAAATAAATATTGTGAAAAATTTAACATCGTTTATCAAGTATTCGATAATCATGTGGATGGTAAGAATGTAGATAAAGATTATCTATATGAAGATGAGCCTGAAATTCCTATACATGATGACTTATATCATTTTCCTAATCAAACAGATTTAATTGAAAAAAGATATAACTATGATGTAGATGCTGATTTCTATAAAAATATTTTAGATAAAGAGGTTTATGATAAAATAAGTGATATGGAAGAATCTAAATCACTAAAGAAAGGTGATATATTTAATACTAAAGAAGGAACTATTATTACTTATATAGGAAACAAACATGTTTGGTTTCAATGTCCTAAAAAACTATATGAACTTTTAAAATCACTAAAAGGGAAAGAAGTTACTATTGTTGGTGGAGCTGATTCTGAATGTTTAGAGGATGTTGTTACAACTGCTGAAAGTTTAGGTGTTAAAATTAAAAGAGACTATAAGTATATTTATACAGCCAATAGTTGTCCAATTAAATAATATGAAATTAATTAGAGAATATAAAGAATATACATTGATGGATAAAATATCTGATAAATTATCAGACATATTTCCAAATATTAAAATTGTTAATAATGTATTATTAGCATCGTCTATTCTTGATAAATCAGGAAAGCCAAATGTTAGAATAGATTCTAAAATTCCTCTTAAAGCTCTTATGTTAAAATTTGAAAAAAATTCAATTGAAATAAAATCTATTGTAAATTCAACAGGGGAAAAAGGTTTATCTCAAGAAGTTATGAGAATAATATTAAGTTCAATAGATAAAGATTTTACAATTATTATAGATCAAGATGTTAGTAATGGATTTTGGGATAAAGTTATACAAAAACATCCAGAATATAACTGGATAAAAAATTAAATATATAAATCATGCCAGCGAGAAGTCAACAACAAGCTAAATTTATTTGGGCCATGAGAAATAAGTATGGTTCTAAAAAGAAAGCACCTAAGAATATGAAATGGGTCTTTGATGAAGAATGGACTGAAGGAATTAAAATGAAATCTTTGCCTAAATATGCTGAAAATGAAAGCATTATGAGATTTGAAGAATTCAATGAAAAATATGAATTTGAAGATTTTACTTTAAGTGATATGGAATTTGTTAAAGAGTTATATGAAGAAGGAATTACAGATATAGGTCAATTAGCAATTGAGTCCGATTTAAGTAAAGAAACAGTAAAACAAATAATATCCACTCTTAAGAAAAGAGGTGAAATTAATTTATAGTTAAGTAAACATCATATTCTTTTATTGTAAAGAATACTTCCATTACATCTTGATAATTCTCAGGATCTTGATAGAAAGAAACAGAAAGTTTATAAGGTATATTTCTAATTTCTGGAATATAAGTAGAAATTTGGTCTCTTATATCATTTTCAACATTTGTAGCAGATACTTTAGTTTCAAATAGTAATTTAGGTAAATCAGCTCCGAATTCAGGATCGCCAAAAACTTCACCTTTATTAGTAAATACTATCATTTCATATTTTTGAACAATAACTCTAACTAACTCATCTTCAATAAGTTCTTTGTTAACAAATCTAGGATGACCAGGATATCCAATATAAAAATCTGAAAAATTAAATGACGCCATGTACTATATATTAATTTAGAATATCCCTAAACTTACCAAGTATGGTCATACCCAATACTATTGGATCTGTATTTGTTTCTAACTTTGAAGTATAATCAGATACAATATAATTACACTTAAATAATTTATCAACATTTTCGCTCTTTTCATTTAGTGACCAATCTATAAATGGTCTACCTAAAAGAGATATCATAACATCTATCTTATCAGGACCAAATGTAGACATTAAAAAGTGATATATCTTTTCATAGTCCATTGATTTATCATAGATGCAACTATAAAGATCCAATTTTAATTTATTAGAAATATTAGATGATACACCACTGAGACTACCGGTTTCTAAATAATTTTGAACCTCCACCATTATAGACCTAAAGTCCGGAAACTTCTTACTAACTATAGTAATTAAATCTTCTTTAGTAATTTCTTTTCCTTCTTTTGGTAGAATGACATTATTTATTCTCTTAAAAATCTCCATCTTAAGATATTTCTCCTCTTCAACAGACTTACAATCAAAGCTTATTTGAGGAATTCTAGACTTAATACCATCAGATACTTTATTTAAGTGATTGGTAGTAATAATAAATCTTACATTTTTATTATACTTCTCAATAAATGCCTTGAAGGCATCTTGAAACTGAACTGAAACTCTTTCAAACTCATCAAGAAATACATATTTAATATCAGACTCAACATCCATCATGGGAGTAGTCTTACAGAAGTTCTCAATCTCTGACCTCAAAACATCAATAGATGTGTATAAAGAACTATTTAACTCTAAGAAAGGCTTATCTTTTGTATACTTACCGATTAAAATTCTAGCAAGTGATGTTTTACCAGTACCATAATGTCCGTGGAATATATAATTTTGAGTAACTCCATTTTCAAATTGTTTTCTTATTCTAGGTAATAAGACAACTTCTTCCAAAGTTTTTGGTCGCCATTTTTCCCATAGTAAAAGTGATTTTATAGTAGACATATTTTAGTTTTTAGTAATTAATATATTACAAATTGGAGACAAAGTTTATTTAATATATAACTTCATGGTAGGTAAAAAGTTTAATTTTGAAGATGTATTTTTCAGAGATCTAACTGTTTGTGTCTTAGATACAATGGAGGGTCAAATTAACTGGGTTAATAGATTTAGCTCGGGTGATGTTTATGTTAAAGTTCCTTTCTACTACTCATTAACAGGAGATGAAAGATTCTTATTAGATTCATTTTCAGATGATATAGTTTCAGAAAACAGATTTATTGAGTTAAATACTGACCAAGTTCCAAGAGGCCATTTAACAATGACTAACTTTGCTATTAGATCTGATGAGTTTGCTAATCCAAATGTTTGGTTAAAAATGGTATTAGAAGATGATATCGAAATAAGAAAGGTTTTATCTAAAGTAAGAGCTGTTCCAATTACGGTTAGTTATGACTTAGCTATTATTTTATCTAGCGAAATTGATATATTCAAATGTAGTCAAGCTATATTAGACACACTTTGGTTATATAGATTTATGTGGTTCGAACATAACTTTATGAATATTGACGCTGTTATGTTATTGCCTGATCAAAATACTGTTGAGATAAATAGAGAAAAGAATATGACCGGTGACAATACTATTAAATTGTCTATTTCATTTGAAGTTCAGACATATTATCCAGCATTAAGAAGAGATAGAGTTGGTGGTGCTGATGGAAATAATCTTGACCTATCCAAAGTGTTACCAGGAGGAGTTTATGATCCAAATTATATAGTATCACCGAAGAGAACAAGATGGTATAATAACCTCTTAAAAACAAGAGAAAAGACAAATCCAGGAACAAATAACCCAAATTCTGGATATCCAAATAAAAATAAATAAAAATGTCAAAAAATGACTTTTTGACCTTAATATATAGAGTATATAAAAAAAAATATTTTAAAATATGAAGAATCTTAAACTTGAACTGTATAACTTCAAAAAGGAACTTTCTCTTGATCAAGAAGAGATTTCATTTGTAATTGAAGGACACATGAATGCTTGTAATGAGTTATCGGAAAAAGTAATTATAAACTCACTTAACGAAAGATTAAAGCCTTATACTTACGATAAAAGTGTTAAATCATTATTAGAAAATCTTAATGATGATATGAAAAATTACGAATTATTATATGAATTAAAAAATTTATATAATGTTTTAAATACTAAAAATCAAGGAGAACTTTATAGACAACCAATTAATGTTCTTTTACAGACTATTAATCTTGATACTGATCAAGACAGAATGTCTAAGATTCTTAATGAACTAGCTATCTATGACTGGGTTCCTGAAGTTAAATTATTCGTACACAATTTAACTAAATCACCAGAGAAAAGAACTAATCTTTTAAGTGGTGGTAAAGGTGAATCTATCTTCACAGTTGTTGAACAAGTTGAAGAAGGTCATATTGCTTTAGTAAGAGATTCTTGGTTTATTTTAACTGAGTCTAATATTGAAAAAACTCTTTTAGAGAATCATGTTAAAAATGAAGAAGATTTAAAATCTTTAAGAATGTTAGAAACAGCTATGAAATATGCTACTGTTACTGAAGATAGAATTAATTTCAGAATTTCTGAATATTTAACTATTGGATTACCAGTTAATAAAAAAGGTTCTATCTATATCAATGATGATGAGATGAATGAAGAAACTACTTTAGAAAGTTTATTCTCTTCTCCAATTGTTCCAATTGTTAATAAAAACTTTTATCCGGTTTTACTTGAAGTATCTAAAAGTTTAGATAA